CGGTAGTCTCGGGAATTTCGGTTGCCTCGTCAACCCAGGAAGCCGTAGCGTGGGAAGTAACAACCGGAATCTTGTGTGCGCCCGATGCGGATCTGAAGGTGTGGGCGAGCTTACGGAAGTGAAGAGTATCGTTGAGAGCATCAACGAGGGTCTTCTCAAAGGTGTCGGGAACGAGGTAGCCACCCTCGGTATCCGAGCCAACACGGAGCTCGTTTCTGAACTCGTGTACGTTGCTACTTCTCATCTGGTTCCAGAATGCCTTGGAATAAGAATCGGTAGCGCGACCGGACTTGGCTTCAGGCTTGGGAGCCTCGGGCTTTGCGGTCAGGGGAGCGCTGGTAGGCTTGGACATCTCTCTGTCCATAGTCTCGAGCTTCTCCATACGGGTGATTTCCTTGCCGAGGTCGATGATTTCCTTTTCCATACGGTTGTAGGTAGCATCGTCAGCTTCGGAAAGAATACCTCTCTCATCAGTGTGAGAGTCAATAAAAGCCTTGGCAGCATCCAGGGCTCTAGCACGCTTGGTGCGAAGTTCGTTAAGTGTCATAATTAAATGATCCTCCTTTTAATTTTTGAGTAGGTTGAGTCGGTCGTAGAGCTCTTGTGCGCTTCGACCGCTGGGTTTAGGTTCTTGGGGTTTGATTTTAGCTGCATCAGCAATCATGCGGTGGCGCAGTTTATTTACAAGCGCGCACTCGACTGCCTTGCGAGAAAACAGCATCGTAGCTTTAGGTGCTGTTTCAGCCTTCTCGTCAGTTTCGGTGGTATCGGGAGCTGCGGGATCTTCATCCTCTGTCTCGATAGCAACAGGCGCCGGCTGCGTTTCTCTTGCGAGAATGCCGTCGATGAAGCCATACTGAAGAGCTGTATTTGCATCCATCCATGTTTCCGCATCCATGAGGTGGGACAGCTTTGCGCGAGACATACCGGACTTGATTTCGTATGCGTTGATGATGGACTCCTTAACGCTCTCGAGCATCTCGATAGCTTTTGCCATTTCGTTTTTATCGCCCATAGCGACCGTCATTGGGTTGTGAATCATCAGCATACCGACCGGGGACATGAGAACTTCCGTACCTGCCATAGCAATAACGGAAGCTGCCGAAGCCGCGATTCCATCAATTTTGACAGTAACGGAACCCTTGTAATCCATCAGCATATTGTAGATTTGAGCTGCAGCAACACAGTCACCGCCAGGGCTGTTAATCCAAATAGTGATATCACCGCTGCCGGACTCGAGCTCCTCGCGGAAAAGCTGTGGAGTGACATCATCGTCAAACCAGCTTTCTTCTGCGATTGTGCCGTTGAGATGCAGAGTTCTCATTGCCGGAGTCGTCTCCGTCTTCTCCTGATTCGTCCAGTTCCAAAACTTCTTCATCGGGTGTTTCCTCCTTTCCGTTATCGTTAGGTGTTATATTTGCAAAAGCTCCGGCATTGCGCATGGGGAGCATATTGCCGTTGATGAGGTAGAGGTCACCGCCTTCTTCTTCCGGGATGCGGTCGAGGTTTTCAAGCTCGCGGATATCATTTGCGGACATCCAACCGTTCTGCCTTCCGATGGCATAACCGTTCATTCGGCTTTGGTAATCTCCACGAAGCAGGCCTTCAAGATTAAACTTGACAAAGTAGTTCTTTTTTTCCTCGGGGGTAAGAAGGGCACGAGCAATTGACTGCTCCCACCGAATGACCCAAGGGTCAAGTGTGTATTTTACAAACTCAAGGGACTGCTGCTCAATATTAGAAAAGCTCGACTTTTCAAGGTCACCCACCATGTGCGGGGGCACTCTGAAAATTCGAGCAATTTCATTTATTTGGAATTTACGGGTCTCGAGGAACTGCGCCTGTTCGGGCGAGATAGCAATTGGCGTGTATTTCATGCCTTCCTCGAGAACTGCTATCTTGTTAGCGTTTCCGCTTCCACCGAAGGTTGACTGCCAACTTTCTCGCACTCGCTGTGGGTCTTTAATGGTGCCGGGGTGCTCAAGTACACCACCGGGCTGTGCGCCATTAGCGAAGAACTTAGCTCCATACTCTTCGCAGGCAATTGCCATACCAATAGCGTTCTTGGCCATAGCAATTGGGCTGTATCCGACCAGACCATCAAAGCCAAGACCGGGAATGTGAAGAACTTCCGAAGGGGAGAGCTTCACAGTGGAGCCTTTCATAGTGGGTGCTTCTTCGCTTTGCCGCTGGTAAGTATAGTAGAGCTGGCCGTGTTCGTCTCGGTCCACCTCCATCTTGTTTGGCATAAGCGGGTAGAGTGCGATGACTTCATTTTTACCGTTTCTTATGATTTGCGCATAAGCGTTACCCCATAGCAAAAGGTGTGTCATAAGTGTCTCCCTGAAAACAAAACTTGACATTTCAGGGTTTGGTTCGTCATGCAGCAGTAAATAAAGCGGATGGTCAATTGCTTTTTCTTTGCCACCGGCTTCGGTGTAGCGGTAGAGGTGAAGGGGCAGCCCTGCGACTGCTTCTGCAAGAATACGAACACAGGAATATACTGCGGTCATTTGCATCGCGGAGCGCTCGTTGACAGGCTTGCCTGCGGTAGAGCCGCCCATATAGAATGTGTACGATGAGCCTACAGTGCTGTTCTGAGGCTTATCTCTTGATTTGAATAGTCCTGAGAAAAGGCCCATTTAAGATACTCCTTTCATATAAACAAAAGGCCGCGTCCATCATAAACGCTGGCACTTGTATCATTGCCACATCTGATTGCTCGGTCCAGCGCCATTATCGTAGCAACTGCACCGTCTATCTTTTCTGTGATTTTTCCTTGTCGGGCTTTATGTTGCCCGCAGGGTCGGTTCGAATAAAAATGTTATCCATCATCCAACGGAGAACCGGATGGCCACCGTGGGCCAAATTTCGCTCCAGGACGAGCTTCATGAGCTCCTTGGTAGGTGGACTCATATCTTTGTAGCCCTGGCCAAAGGGAACAACCGTGAAGCCCATACCTTCGAGGTTCTGAACCATCTGAGTAGCGCCCCAGCGGTCAAAAGCAATCTCGCGGATATGGAAACGCTCACCGAGCCTTTCGATGAACTTTTCTATGCGCCCGTAATGCACGACGTTTCCCTCAGTCGTTTGAAGGAAGCCTTGGCGCTCCCATAGGTCGTATGGAACGTGGTCGCGCCTTACGCGCAATTCTAGGCAATCCTCGGGAATCCAAAAGTAAGGAAGAACGATGTACCTTTCATCGTCATCGGTAGGCGGGAACACTAAAACAAAAGCCGTAATATCCGTAGTGGAGGATAGGTCAAGGCCACCATAGCATACCCGTCCTTCCAGGTCATCTTCGGATACTTGACCGTTGCAAAGGTCCCATTTCTCCATAGGCATCCAGCGCACTGTTTGTTTTACCCATTGGTTAAGTCGGAGCTGCCGGAAGGCGTTTTCTTCTGCCGGATTCTGTTTTGCTGATTCACAAGCCTGTCGGACTTTGTCGATACCAACGGTTACACCCAGGGAGGGGTTCGCCTTTTTCCATACCTTCGGGTCGGTCCAGTCATCGTTATCATCGGCGCCATAGATTACGGGGTAGAATGTGGGGTCAATTTTACGGCCGGCAAGGATGTCTTTGGCTTTCTGATGCGTTTCGTAGCAGATGGAATGTGTATCTGTTCCGGCCGTGGTGATCAGAAAGTATAGCGGCTGCATACGAGCATCACCGGAACCCTTTGTCATAACATCAAAGAGCTTTCGGTTCGGCTGGGTATGGAGCTCATCAAAGACAACACCGTGTATGTTGAAGCCGTGCTTGGAATAAGCCTCGGCAGAGAGTACTTGGTAAAAGCTGTTCGTAGGGGTATAGACTATACGCTTGGTAGCGGATAGAATTTTTACGCGTTTGGAGAGGGCGGGGCACATGCGAACCATATCGGCAGCAACCTCGAATACAATGGAGGCCTGCTGGCGGTCTGCTGCGCATCCATAAACCTCTGCGCGTTCTTCGCCATCTCCGCAAGTGAGCAAAAGCGCAACAGCGGCGGCGAGTTCGGATTTTCCCATCTTTTTAGGGATTTCAATATAAGCAGTATTGAACTGCCGGTAGCCATTCGGCTTAAGGGTTCCGAAGATGTCCCTTATAATTTGCTCTTGCCAGTCGAGTAGCTCAAAGCGTTTACCCGCCCAGGTGCCTTTCGTATGGCAGAGGCATTCGATGAAGTTGACCGCATAGTCGGCAGAGGCTTTATCGTAGACTGAGTCTTTCGCTTTGAACTTTGTCGGGGTATATTTCTTTTTTGCCGTAACGGTCATCTCCTTTCATGGTAATAAAAAAACAGCCCTAGCGGCTGTACGAGGAACAGAGCCCTGCGGCTCCGTCCTAGGTTTATTGTTTTGCTTATTTCAATTGCATTCTGATTGCCGGGACCCTTGCGGGCTTGCCGGTTCTGAAGTCGGTGTAGGGTGCGGTAACTTCGGTGAGCCCACCAAGCTCGCATCCGAGCTCTCCGAACTTCGCCAGGGTGGAAATCAAGCTGGAAAATGTGCTGCTGATTGTGAACTCGGTAATTCCGTTCTCTCTGAAAACCTTGATGATTTCCGGGATGTCCGCATCCCATATTACTTCGGAAAAATCGATGTGCGCGTTTCCGACGTCCAGGCTCTTGCGGTAAGCGGAAAATGCGGTGGCGTTGAGCCCCTCTACTTTGAGGCCCTGCGCCTTTGCTTCGATTGCCTTGTCAAATGTTGCGATTCTCGTCATCGTCCTGTCCTCCTTATGCAACCTTGTAGTAGTGAACCGAGGAGTAGCAATCGCTACCGTCTGATTCGGTGGTTTCGTTTCTGTCGCAATC